ATATCAACCATTAGAACAACTGCCCTGCTAATATAACTTGGCTAAACGCCGCCCTTTTCCTGTCAAGAATTTGGCCTCTTGTCCGTCCATACACCTCAAGATACTCAGAAGTAGTGGCACTTAATTTGGAAAATGGTACGGTTATGTAAGGGTCTTGCCCGTCTTCTACTGTGCGCGTAACCATGTTTCCAAGTGCGTCTACAAGGTACACACTTTTGTTATCGGTGGTTGTGCGCCAAGAGCCATACTGCATTAGGTCACTAAAGTATTCGTTTTCGTCTGCTGTTGCTTCCTGTTCGCTGGAGCCTTGGCGTGACGGTGGTGCCTTAACAATACTTCTTAAATACTCTTCATTCATGCTTAAGGAATCACCTAACAACTCAGTCATCTCAGCAGGGTTTCTAAACTCACCAGAAGCAAAGCGTATCTTTTGATCATTAACTTCATGGAACTCAAAATGACTTCCAATAACATCTTCATAAGCTCTATCAACTGCGGCGTTTACATCTGTTTCTGAGCCACTGGTGATATACCCTAACGCTGTGTTTCTAACGATGTCTCTCATTCCAAACACATGAGAAGCCCTGCCAGATGTCATGCCACCGCCTAACACATCATTTGAAATGCCACCAAGTAAACTAGATGAATAATCGCCAATAAGTTCTGTAGCCCTTGTTTCGACTGCATCTCTGACATCTTTGGGTTGAGATTTATAACCATTGACCATCTCCGCCCTGTTAAAAATATCTACAGCTTTCATTGCTACGGAATTTGGATAAGCAATAATAAGGTTGTCAACTTTGTTAATAGTGCCTGTCTTAACCAAGTGCCTCATAACAGTATTGCCATGAACACCATACTGGCTAAGAAATTTCTGAGCCTCCTCAGATTTATCATTGTAATCCTGTGCAGCGTCGTAGTTATCTTTGAATTTTTTTAGTTCTGCGTTACTAGCAACTCTTATGTCTAGCGGAGCTATACCCATGTTTTCTTGGATAGTAATAAGTTGCGTTGCTGAAGGACGCATGCCCTCTCTCTCTCTTGTGTAGTAACCTACAAAATCCTCAGTCATTTCTTTTTGTGCAGTGTTTACTTTACCAAGCAACCTTTCATAAGTTTTTTTACCTAAGTCAGTGCCTCTGTTGTTGTACGCTTCGTCGATCACCGCTTTTTGTTCTGATGGACTAGCAAACTGGATACTAGAAAAAGCAACAGATGCGGTCTGCTCTACCGTAACAGCAGTAGTCAAAGCGTTAGCCAAGTCTTCCCTCTCCGCTAAAACAAGCGTTGAAACAGTAGACGCAAGCAAGTTTTCATCTTCTTCGTCCATTACTCCTTTGTTTGCCTCTATAGAAGCAATAAGGTCTGCTTGATTTGCAGTTGCTTGAATGACAGCCTTGCGTGAAGCGTTTGCTCTTGCGCTGTTGAGTAAAGTTGTCACTTGAGCTATTTGAGTAATATCCGTTACTTTTGCAAAACGCCCTGTTTTATTTGCAAGCTGTTCTTCTAAAGAAACTATATCGCTTAATGATGTATCGTCTTGAGCAAGAGTTTCAGACAACCCTACTAGCATTACGTTAGTTGCTTTCGCTTCAACGCCGTTTCTTCTAGCTGTTAGCTTAGAGATAAGGGTTTCCCGTGAGGAGGCATTAAGAGAGCCTAAATTTACCTTTTGCCCATCATCAAGAACAATGTCTTTACCTTCTCTAATTTCAAGAATTGTTGTGGATAATCCCTCGTCTGTCTGGAAGGTAGCTGACTCATCATAGGTTTCTACTAATTCAGTAAATACAGATTCAATAAGCTCTGCTTGAACCACTTTTTCTTGAGAATCTATAGCGTTCATTCTTGCTGAAAAGTCAGCAGGGCGAAGGTCATCCCTTGCCTCTGTTTGTTTACGCATTTTATCAATCTGGTGTTGTTGAGACGCACCCTCTAACCCTCTAACAAACGAGCCAGAATCTACAGTTTCTTTAAAAGACTGCAAACTATACTTAGGTTTCAAGCCTTGAGATATGAAGGTGTCGTACTCTTCTTCTACGTTCTCCATATTCCTTTTGAACAAGTCGCCCTCTGGGTTCAACCCAACAAACTCTGATAGAGATGTATCCAACCATTGATTAGCTGACTCTGTTCTTATGGCTTGGTTTTTCCCAAACGCAACCTGAGTTCCTTGGGCTAGTTTTGACGCAAATGTAGAATCAAATGTGCCAGAAACTTTTTGAAACTGGCTTCTTGTAAGGCTGCCGCGAAGATTCTCTAAAGATGAAGCGCGTAGCTGGTTAGCTTTAGTTTGTGCAGATGCCTGATAAGATGAAACAGTTGTGTCTTGGTTCTCGTTAGTAAAGTTATTCATCTCTTGATTAACAAGAGTTTGTACATCTCTTTGAGCTTTACTTGTCTCAGCTTGCTTTTCTGCTTGCCCAAACGCAAACGCAACTTGTCCTGCCTTCTCAAAGAAAGCTGCTTGAGCTTGCCCAACAGAAGCAAAGGCTGCACTGTTTGCTCTAGGTGATAATGAGCCAGCAGCGGTTTTAACTTGTGGGCCTAGCCCTTGATTATATAAAGGTATTCTTGGCATTTAATCACCTAAGACATTAGGGTTGCTGCTTTAGACCCACCACTAAGAAGTGAGGTATAAGCCTGATATTTAGCACTTGCTGATCTTGCGCCACCTTCTGCTCTCACTAATGCGGCCTCAGATTGCTTCTGAACTTGCTCTTGATTGCTTGCATACTGAATCATTGCTGCATCCATCTCTGTGCTAGCGTAAGTATCAAACAATGCTTGCAATGGGCTTCCGCTTATTTGCACACCAGATGCGGCAGTCATTAGTCTTTGAGTTCCGACAAGGCGATTAGACTGTCTTGTTAAAGAAACCTCTTCGTCTCTTTTAGCCCTTGCAAGTAAAACACTTTCATTTTCAGCCAAACCAGCATTGAATTCCGCAGTTTGCTGCATTCTTTTTGCAGAGGCCATGTTGCCTTTATAGCCCATCATGCCGCTTACTGCGGATGCCCCTGCTGCTATGGTTACTGGATTTACCATTATATTACCCTTGCATAACGGATATAGTCAGTGCCGTCTGGCCCGTACTTACGCATTATACCCTCTTTTTCAAATCCTAGCCACTGTGCGTATCTGTTAGCCCTAACGTCTGAGGCACATACACTTGCTTGGATGCGTGACAATTCATGCGTTTCTTGAATATGCTGGAACAAATAGTCGGTGTATTTGGCTATGGTCTTAGGAATTTTGTAACCTTCTTTGGCTACCAGTATCCAGGCTTCGCCTACGCCATTCCACATTTGATGAACTCCACCAATCGCAAGTATCACATCCTTGTCCATGCCTGTGTAGCCAATAACATCATCATAAGAAGCAAGCGAATCTTTGCCGCTTTGAGTTAGCTCAAAAGCAAGGTTTATCTTACTGAGGTGTTCTTTCTCAAATTTTATAATATTAGGCATCGAATGTATTAGACCTTCTCATCACAGCAAGCACAGTCATTGGCAAAGGTTGGTTCTGTCGCACTATTATTCTTGCATCGTTGTCGTACCCAGAAGGGAAGTAAACTTCTTTATCACCACTAAACAAAGGCACAGGCTCATCCATAGCCATGCTACTATCTCTAAACGGCAAACGATCTAGATTAGATAGATTTGGCCCTACTTCAGCACCAATGCTATCCAAGAACCTAACTGTCACGCCGTGTATACGCTTTACTTTGCCTTGAGAAATGCCGTCATCAGCACCAGCCTCTAACCGCAAAGTCTCTAGTATTGATGTGTAATTATAGCCAATGTGTACCTTAGTTGCGCTTCTGTCTAAAGTTATAGCTCCGCCTGTTACTATCTTGTCAGCATGAGTGGAACCATCAGCAACAATAGCTACTGTCTCACCTTCGAGATGGTTCAGACTGCTAATCGTTGTTGTTGCGGCACCGCTATAAGTTAAGCCACTATCTACATAAAATGCATCAGCCCCGTCAGTGCCAAAGAAGATAGCCTTCATAAAGCAAATATGACGTACAGTAGACCCGTCTATAGTTCTTTTTACAGACATATACACAGTGTCCTCTGAGCCTTCTGGGACGCTTGTAATGCTTTCAACAATGCAACTGCCTTGGCTAGTAGGTGCTAACCTTGTGCTGTCTGATGTTGCAACAGTTAGGAACCCCTGATTCTCTGGGGCTGTCTCTATAATTGTAACAACTGCTGCGGCTGGGTTAGCAACTGTAAAATCTGCATGGGCATTGATTCGTGTAAAAATATTATCAGCAGTTGTATTGTTGCTTTCGTTTGGCCTCCACCCAAGAGAGGTATCAGCAGGGTCAGTTCCCCCAGCAGCCTCGCTTGTAAAAACAACCGATTCGCCATCGCTTTTAGTTAAGGTAATAGTTGTGCCTATGGCTATGTTTGCATAGTCAGAAACAGTTACCGTTGCCTCGCCAAACTTCCCGCCTAAAGGATGAGTATGCCACCCCACAGCGTTGTTAGCGCGGTCATAGGTTAGCCCAATCAAGCGTCCATCTGTGTGAACAAACCATAAGATAAGCTCTGGCTCCTGTTGCCAAACCATATCACTGACACCACCTCTTAAAATATGGTCAGCTAAGATAGACAAGTCGATGCCAAGTAGACCGTCTGTATCTAAGTCGAACGTAATCTCTTTAACTTTTTCCTGACCTTTTTGGATTAGGATAGTTGAGTTTCCTGCTCGTAATGGCCTAACCTCAGAAGTTCCAAAAGTTGTTTCTCTTAAAATGTTTACATTAGTTGGCGTAACAGGTTGGGTGCCTTGCCCACCAGACAGTGTAAATTCTGCACTACTTGTTAAAATCTGTAGAAATCTAGCTGGCAAAAGATGCTTTATAACATTCACCTTATCAGACGAAATGGTAAAGTTTACCGCACTATCATCTAAGGTTGCTGGCGTATGGTTTTCAAAGTCAGCAGATGTGCTACCAAATATTGTCTGAGGTTTACCAGTAGTTCCAGCAAAGTATAGTCGTTGCTCATAAAAACCAACAGCCCTTGGTTGACCCTCTGTTCCCCCGAAAGAACCTAACGACCAACGAGTCGTTGCGTTACTACTACTTACTACGCTTGCTGGAAGAACCCCCTCACTGTTCTTGAATAACGCAGTAACAGTTGTTGCGTTTGTAAAAGCGGTAATTTTAAGGAACCCTGTTCCGCTATGTTGAAAAGCCCAAGTAATAGCTCCATAAGTCTCAGAGCCAGAAAGATGTACTGGGGGCGTTAGTCCAGAAGTATCTGAACCGCTATCTGTTTTCTTATAAACATTATCACCAAACCTAACTAAAGCGTTCTGGCTATAGCTTGTGCTTGTTGCCCATGCGTCGTGCTGAACCTCTATTACTTCTCTTAACCTAACTAATCTTCCTACATCTGTAGCCGCAAATAAATCAGCAGATGCCGTAAGCGTAACGCTGCCAGTATTTGCAGAAGAATATATAGTGGTGTCAGTAATGTTTTCGTCTAGGTAAGGGCCATCAACAAAATCTATATCTGACAGATCCCAACCAGCATGGGCTGATGTTCTTGTAAGCTTTGCTGGCTCATGGCTTTTGTGGGCTAAAAAAATAACGTCAGCAGATTGAGTGTAGTTGAGTTCAAACACTTGCGCTTCTGTGTAAGTAGTAACTATCTCAACAATTTTTCCTGCGGTTCCACCACTGCCATAAGATGTGAAGCCAGAACTGTTTACACCACTTAGCTGAAAAGTATTTGTTGCTGTGCCAGCCACGGTAAACTCACGGTTATTTACCTGTGTCATTCCAGCAACACCGCTAATAAATACTCTGTCTCCGTTGCTGTAGCCATGCCCATCAGACGTTACAACAGCAGGATTAGCAGATGTGATGCCAGTAATTGCTTTTGTTGCCTCTGTTACAATCCCGCCGTCTTTATAGACACGGATGTAATTTTCACCAAACTCAAGTACATAAGCCTGTTCGTCACTAAACTCAAAGTTTATCAGTCGTATTTTACCACCATCTTTAGACGAGCCAGCATAGTATGTACCTGGCCTTCTGGTAGTTCCGCCTTGAGGGAACACAAGCATATTCTGTAAGGTTTGTGCGCCTTCATTGTACTTTTCTAAGTCAATACGGCCCTCTAGTCTTGGGGAAAGTTCACCAGCCCGAAAGTTGGTAACAATGGTGGATACTCTCGCCATGTCTTAGTACCTTACGTTGATATACTCATTAGCTTGTGGTTGCTCTGGATACCCTTCCATAGCGTCTGCTGACTTAGCATCTCTTAAACGAGATTCATACAAAGCTTGCATGGCTTGCAAAATACTATTACTGCCCGTGATTGCGTAAGCAGTTTCAGCAGCTAACTTATGTGCGATTGCAGACGATAGTAAACTATCATAAAGTTCTGTGTCTTGTTCTCTTGAAATGTATGTAATGTAACAAACACTTTCGTTTGATAGAACTTTTCGGCCTTCTATCTTAAACATTACATTACTATCGTAAGCGGCAACCTCGTTATTAACACTAGAGTTCCAAAATGAAAGAACCCTTAAGCAATAGGGATCTGTGGGCAATGTAAATTGGTAAGCAAAACCAAAAGCAGGGCTTTCACTGTCCCGCGCTAGTTGCCTACGGGTAATTGCAATATTCCAAGGGTGTGCGCGAAGCACAGCGTCCCTGATTGTTTGAAACCGTCTATTACATAAACGGGCTTCTTTAGAATTTTCGGTTAAAGATGTGATGGTAGCTGCACCTAGCAAGTCCATCGCTTCATTACATATGTCTACAACTGATGGCATCGCAAGCTCCAAAAAGAGTTGAGAGGGCGGATAACCGCCCCCTCAGTGTTTTGTTAGTTTACGACGTACTCAATGATAAACGCCATGTCACCACCAGTTCCACCTGTTGCATCAAAGGTTGCTGCAATGTAGTAGAAACCGCCTGGGTCAGATGTGTCACCAGCCATTGTGTATAGCTGTTGACCAGTTGTGTTGAGGTCTGCCGCCTCGTAACGCAATTCAGCTATTGCTGCGCCATCAGCTACGGAAGTGGCAAAGAAGTCGATGTCCTTAACTGCACCAGCATCTGTATAGATGCCAATGTCGTAGGTACAACTTCCGCCTAACCCGTCTGAACCAACGCGAATAGACATGATAGATGCGTTACTTGGAATTGGAGCAAGCATAACAATATCACCGTTAGTGCTGTCTGCCGCCAATAAAGCAACATTTCCTTGAGCTATTCGGACTACGCCTTGTAGCTCTTGAGTCTTGTTAGCAACTTGAGGGGATGCCTCAAGGTTAGCCACCAAGTCTGAGTTTACTGATGCCATCTTTATCTCCTATTAGTCTGGGGTTTCATCACAGAAGACTTGGCAAACTTTTGCTTCTTCCATGCGTGTAGCACCGATTGACATACAGTAATACACTTGTGTTGCGTACCCTTTGTCAGCGCGTTCATCAATACGAGCAGAGATGTCTTTACCCATACCTAATGTAAGCCCATCTTCTGCCCAAGCAAAACAAGTGCGAACATCAGTTGCAGAAACAGCAAGGCGGTTAGTCATGATGAAGCGGAAACCCATAAAGGTATCTACATCGCCCTGTACCAAAGCTTTTACTGTGTTAAAATCTGCTGATGTGATTTGAGTAGTTCCAAGCAAATCTTCAATCTGCTTTGGACCAACTGCAATGTAGCGCGGGATTGAAGGATCAACGTCCTGCAAGTCAAGCTTACGCTTTGCTTCAGTTAGCTTTGCAACTGTCAAACCATCGTTTGAAGAAGCAGAACCTACTGAGTTAGCCGTGGCATCTAAACTCGCAGAGCCAGAACCAGTCTCACCAGTAGAGGCGGAACCAGTCGCAGCAGAGATGATGACATCATCCATCGCACGACCCATAGCAGCAGCCGCCGCTTGAGCGTAAGATGAAGTAGGATCAATCAACATGCGAACTTTATCCTGATCATCAATGAGATCAGCATACTCGTAATCCGCTAAAGACAACCGACGACGACCATGTGGTGTGTCAATCTGTGGTGTATCAGCGTTTCTTGATGTACGAAGCTGTGCTGTAGCTACGCCAATTTGGTCAATGAAAGCATTTTTTCCAATAACATTTTCAATACGCACCGCATCACGAAGACGAGAACCCATCTGCTGTGATAGCATCTGCACGTTTGCAGAATATTGTTGAACAAATGCCGTGGTGATTTGATCGGACATACTATGCCCTCCTTTAAAAACACGGGTTGAGTTAAACTAATTGCGATGCGCTACCCTTACGGACACTTCTAGGTTTTTGAGCCACCATTAGGCTATCGTCTTTCCGATTGTCTTTAGGACGAGCTTCCTCGCTACCCTGCATAACAATCTCCCAATACTTATCGAAGAGCTTGTCAGGTTCTAAAATATCACGTTGTGTGCCAAATTCCAATGCTGTTCTTAAAACTTCTAGTCGCAATGAAACTTTTTCAAGTGTGTCCATGAATCATCCCCATCAATTCTTGGACTTTTTTAATGGCGTTCTGTCTGCCTACAACATTGCGTCTGTCCCAATAGGCGTGTGTTTTGTCGTTCATAATTGCGTCAACTTCTGCTTGCGCTGAAACAGCCGTCATTCCACCAGACTGAGACATTTCAGAGATAGTGTCTTCACTTGTTACGTTCTGACGGAAATCAGCAATGTTAGAAAACGCTTTTATTACATCTGGGTTGTTACCTAGCTTTGTGCCGTCAGCCAGTTGAAGTTCCATAATGTCTGACGCACCAAACTGATCCACAACTTTTTGTGCTGCTTGAACTTTAGCCTCAAACTTATCACCCCACTCTGATTGCAATGACGCTGTTGCGCTTTCCATTGCTTGAGCGTTTGCATCGTTAGATGCGTTAAGGTCATTCTGAACAACAGACCTATAATAATCTAGCACACCTTGAGCTTGGTCTGGGTTAAGGCGTAGCTTGTGAGCTATTTCAGAATACTCAGTAGCCCTTTCTTCTGTAAGCACGTTGCCGTCTGCGGCGATGTTATACTGCGACGGAGTTTCTGGCCTACCCAGCTTTGAATAGATGTTATCCAAATCATCGTCTGTAGGATTAACGGGCATCGGGATCTTATCCGCACCAATTAAACGCTGTGCATTAACGTATGACCGCGCAAGATTGCCCACATCCTTTATAGGAGATAGGCTTGGATGTTCTCTTAAATCTTCTGGAATTGAACTTAAGAAGTCGTTACCAGATCCACCTTGTGCTATTTCTGCGGGAGTTTCTATTGAAACTGTTGCCGCTGGTGTAGCTTCAGATTGGACTACCTGTTCTGCTTCTGACATTAGTTACCCTCTTTCATCATGTTAAAAATGTGCAGTAATACTGCTCTTTTGCCTTCCTCAAAGGCTGTGGCATTGGCATCGCCAACCACATAACTTGAAGTTCGCCAGTTACAACGAACCTCAAGATCTGCTAAGACTTTCTTACCTGACTCTGTGGTAAACAAGTCGTTATACATAACGCGCATTTTTGCTGCTTCTTGCATTATTTCTGTATCATCCTTGTTGCTTGTGCGGCTTGTGCGGCAGTGTAGACATCTTCTTGGTCATTCTGCCTTTCTTGCATTTGCTGTTGCTGTGCGGCCCTAGCCTCTCTATTCTGTTGTATTTGAGCTTCAGAGTTAAGAACTGTCTTAGGAACGCCCAGAGCGTCAGTAATGTGCCTTACAAGGCCATCAGGGTCTACATGATCGCCAACAGGGAATGATTCTCCCAAAGGAAGAAGTATCTCTAGTGCTTTCATTGTGTTGTTTAGGCTACTTGATTTCTGTGCCCTTGCAAGCGGAGATACATATTCAATGTCAACATCACGGCCTTCTAGCAACTCTGGCGGTTGAGAAAGCATTTCTTGTCTCAGCATCAAAGCAAATACACGGTCAATCAGTGGGCGGAGCATTTCGTTCATTAACCTACCAAGAACAGGGCCAATCACCCGCATCCGTTCTTCCTGCCTTTGAACAACCTCTGTTGCAGTCATGTTTACGTTACCGCCTGACAACAACTGGTCTACATAAAACGCTGAACGAATAGCTAACCTTCGTTGCTCTTCCATTTGCAATCCAATAGGGATGTTAGCTCCTACGTTTAATGGGGTAATAGTGTCTCTACTACCCGACCTAAAGAAGTTGAGGCCACCAGGGTTTGTACGGATCGGGAGGAGAAATCCGTCATCAGGCACTAGAAGCGGAGGGTCTATCTGCTTCTGCGCCGCTTGAATGATGGTCTTAGACATAAGATTAAGCATCTTAACATCTGGCAACGCCACCATAGCTGGCGACCTCCCCATCGTTTCCCCAGTTGCCTTGAGAAAACGTGGAACTATGTAAGGAAACTCTTGGAACCCCTTAACTGATAAAGGCATTGAGCTTTCCATGCATATATACACAGAAGCAAATGGCATGTTAGCACTGTCTTCTTTTTGAAAGTCACGGTCATCTCTTGGCATTACAGCATGGAGCAACGTCACTTCATCATCAGGTCTTTTGTCGTAAGTCTTGCGGATATAGTCAGTTACGTTGTCATACCCAAAACGCAGAACAGCTTGCCTTGCTGGAATTTTATACTTACGAAATACCGTGTCAACTAAGCCGAACTGGTTTTCTGAAATGTGAAACTCAGATATGTGGCGTGTGCTAAAACGTAACTTACCTTCATCCATTTCAACAAACATACAACCAGTTCCAAACACAACTAAGTCCACATACATTTCGTGGATTTCTGTTTCAAAGTTTGACTGGTTAAAGGCTCTAATCATTCTGTTGCTAGTGTCTTCTAGCCACTCTTGAACTTCGCTGTCTCTGCCAATGTCCATGTCTTTCATTGCTAGATGGAACCAAGGAGTAGCCCCACTAGTAAGCATACCATGCAAAGACGCAGAAAGAAGGTCTACAGACTGCAAAGCCGTACCATCAAAGATTTGCTCCATACGCTTCTCGCCTTTACTGCGCTTACGCACAATGTCGGCTTTGCGTGGTAGCATGTAATCAGCAAGCTCTTGGAAGTGTGTGTTCCAGTTTTCTCGCTGACCCTCTAAGGCTGAGAACCTTTTAATGATGGCTTTAGTGTCATCCATTTGACTATCCTAACAATGTTGGCTTTTGCGTGGCGGTTGCCTTAGAGTTACCAGTCAGACCAGCTACGATAGTAGAACCAGCACCTTTACGGCGTTTTCTCTCAGTTGTCATAGCCTCTTCTGATAAGGCTGCCGCCTGAGCCATATCAGGCTCTTCTGGAACCTCTGGAATTGGTGGTGGGGCAGGCATTTTTGGTTTAAACATAGACATAATTAAATCCTATTTCTGTGTGTTTCTTACAAGTACGCCTTCGCCAAACGTACCAGCTTGTCCAGCACGTTTGCCTCTCGTTCTTTTTCTACCCTTAGTCATTAGAGTTTCTGACTTTGCCGCTTGCTTTAGGTCTTCTGACACTAGCGTTGCCCCAGAATTAGGGGCTGCGCCTTCATTATCATACTGGCTTCTGGGGTCTTTTTGCCCATAAACCAAATCACCAAAAGCTCTTGGGTCGCCTTCTGGTCTACCAGAATACCTACCATACTGGTCAGTTGCACCCATTAACCTGCCTGACTTAGTATACACAGCAGTTCCACCGCCTTTTAATACTGACTCAATTCTATTTAAGTTAGAACGAGCAATCACCCCGCCAATAATACCAGCCGTGGTAGGGATGGTTATGTTACCAACTTTTATTCCGCCACCTGTAGCAGAAGCCCGTCTTTCACTTATTTGCCTGTAAGCGTCAGCAGTGCTTAGACCTTGCTCTATTCTAGCCTGTTCTTGCCTAGCTTTATCTTTTTTGGCTTGAATGTTTTGAGGACGGCTTCTGCTTGGCCCGTCACTTCTTCCACCACCGCCACTGCCATCACTTGTGCCACCCATGACTCACTCCTTTA